GCCTATGATTTGTGGTATTGCTGTCGTAAGTCCCGCGAGTAATCCTAATATAATCTCGATTCCGGTTGATAATATAAGAGGTATATTCGATATTAATGTAGTTGTAAATGTACTAATTAACGACAATGCTATCTCGCTGATTTTCGGCGCTAACTCGATTAATTTATTCAATAAAGTCGATATCAAATTTGACAGCGCTGATCCGAGAGACTCGCTCGCTCCCTCCTCGCCATTCATTAACGCCCTAAATGCGTCCGTTATTCCGGTTATGTTTGGGAGTAAATCTTTTAACAATGACGCTCCCAACATTTTAACGTCTGTTAATAACGGCTCGACACTTGCTCCAATTTCAGCCATTGACGACGCGAGAGACTCGTTCGCCTCGTTCGCTCGTATAACTTCGGCGTTGGTTTCTCTGTACTTTTCCGCCGATTCACTATATAATCCGTTTAAAGTGCTTGTAATAAGCGCTTGTCGTTCTTGCTCACTTGAACACGCGTCAAGTTGTTCCTGGAACTTTTCCTCATTTACACCCGCCCAATTAAGAGCGTCAGCAAGCCCTCCGGTCAACTGTCCGGTTTTAGCGGTCTCGTTTGACGCCTCGGTCAAGTTTTCAATCGGTAATGAATCTCCGAACTCAGCATATACACCGGTCGCAATAGTTGTCCATGTCGTCAAATCTTCTTCATTTTTAGCGAGTTTCGCTAAATGGTTAGACGCCTCAACCGCCTGGTCGCTCTCTCCGAGTATTCCTTGTAACACTTGATACGTTGTTGTCGCTGATTCCGCGGAGTGTCCGGCGGTGTCAAATGCTGTCGACAATTTACCCATGTCTGTCCTATATTCTCGACTTGCCTCAGCACTACCAATTAAAGCACCTCCGACGGCTGTCGCACCGGCAACAAGCGCACCGAACCCGGCTTTTAATGCTCCGCCTAATTTACCGCCTAAACCCTCGGACGAGTCGCCGGCTTTGTCCGCCGATTTCGATAAATCATCTAACGAGTTAGATGCTTTTTTCGCGTCTCCGCTCGTAGCGTCTAAATCGTTCCCGGCTCCCTCTGTTTCATTTGCGAGACGTTCTAATTCCTCGGTTGTGCTTGATAATTGTTTCTCATAATGAGATAACTTACTTTCGGCGCTAATTACTTCTCGCTTGAACGCTCTATATTGTTCCTCTCCGATATCCCCTCGCTCATACTGAGCCTGGACTTGAGCCTCGGCGGATTTGAGAATATTTAAGGCTTTAGTCGCCTCCTCGACTTCTTTCGTTAATAACTCTTGTTTTTGAGATACCAAATCAATATTTCCAGGATTAAATTTTAACGCGCTATTGATTTCTTTTAATTCCGATTTTAACGCTTTGGATTTATCCTCGCTTGATTTTAAAGCGTCGCCGAGTTTGGACGTATCGCCTCCGATTTCAACGGTAATACCTTTAATATTTTTATTCGCCATATTCTCACTCCTTTCCGAATTGCTCTCTCAATCTACCTCTATCCGGTTCACATTGTTCGAGTCGATACGCGTTATCCAAATATTCGCGACCTTTTTCGGTCTGATTGTATTGGTGTATAAACGCGTCGCGTCGATATTGGAGATAATCGAAATAATCCAACTCCTCAACCTCTAATATGGTTAACCCGGTGTATTGACTGACTAAATGTTCCCAATAAGATACAATGTCGTATTTGTGTCCCTCATTATCGTCTAGTGGATAATAAGGGAGTGTTAGTTTTTTGATTTATAAACCTCGTTTACAAACTGTGTATATGTTTTAAAGAGAACGATGATATCCTTGATATCAAATATGCCCTCTAAATTTTCTTTATTGATTTCAACTCGCGCCTTGTTAGCACTTAACAATCTCGCGCAAAAATCATATAAACTGTCAATGACTTCGAGATTGTCCTCGTCTTGTAATTCGCTTAATCTATCGCCTAACTCAATCAACTCGGTCATTGTTGATTTTGTCGGAGTGCTTACCATAATCGTTGTTTTTTTCTCGTCCGGTAATGTGATAGTCAAATATTGTTTTTTCATAGTGTTAAAGTTTAATGTTTTACTCATTTCGTAACCTCCTAAATACATAAAATTAGAGCGGGATATATTTACCCCGCTCGATAGAGTTGTTAAATGATCCGTATTTGTTATCAGCCTACGCCGTCGCCTTTTCCGGTCTCCTCAATGTACTTGATAAGAGTACCCTCGTCGTCCTGGGCGAGTGCTTTAAACTCGGCGTCAATAACTGTCTCGGCGTCTTTCGCAAATGCGAGAGAAAATCCGCTCTGATTGTTTCCGACAATGATAACCCATATGTCTCCGTCAATCGGGTCGGCATGATGGAAACAAATGAGATACTTCGCGCGTTTAGCGTTGCCGATACCTCCGAATTTTACAATACGGAGATTTTTCTCTTTGTCCTCTGTCACTCTAGCCGTATCACACAATTTGTCGAGTGTGTCTCCGGTAAAGGTCATGATTCCGGACTTGAGGAGCGCCTCCTCCTCTGTGATTATTGTTTTCACGCAATAACCGAGGTCGTCTTTAGCCTCGTAGAATGTCGGTGTATACTCGAGAGTGGCTCCGCCTTTGATGTAACCCAGCTGATTCTCAGCCGTACAAATGACGCTTGTCTCCGGTACTTCTCCGTCGAATGTCATGAGATACAATTTTCCGGAACCTAATGTAATTCTTTTACTTGCTGACATTGTTATTCCCCTTTCTTTTCTACATAGTTAAACTCGTAGATTACTTGATATAATTGTTCGCTCTGAATCCAATAACGCGACTGTTTGGTGTATGCTATCGAATGAGCGTCAAATGCTTTCTCAATACGAGACTCAGCCTCCGGATCCGGAGTGTACTCGTATAATTCAATAGTGACCTCATGGTCGACTATCAAGTTCAAATCGTCAGACCCTCGAACGTCTCGAGAATCATTAAAAACCGCGTACGTCTCGGACGGAGAATCTCGAAACATGGTCTCGCGATATGTCTCGTCTTTGACGAATTTCGCGTCTGTCAATATTTTGTTAACCATTTCTCAATACCTCCTCAATTTCCTGGACGTAATTATCGATTATCTCCTCGGTTGCTTTACCAATGAACCCGGTACCCTCGACTCGACCGCCGTCTTTTAAGGCGTGACCGTGTTCCAACAAATGAGATAATCTATAATCGTTACCTTTGACATACCATTGCCCTATTGTTTTCCTGGAGTTTTCGGTAATCACTCTTGACGCAATATTTGACTTGTAATGTTTTTTACGCTTACCAACCGGAGCCGTCGCCTTTGTTTTTTCGGCTAACGCTTTAATGTTGCTCTCGGTTATAGTCTTGATTTTCTTGTTTACTTCATTAGAGTGAATAGTCAACTCGCGATTAATCGCGTCCGTCAACTGATCCGGTCGTATATTTGCCACTGACAGACACCCCCAGGAGTTTGATAGTTCTATGAGATTCCATGTAATCGTCGTAGTCCTCAATGTTATAAAGGTTTCCGCGATAGATAATTCGATATGACCCTCTATGAGTGTCGATATCTTCGAAATCTTTATGATAGCGAATTTCAAATACTCGCGTAGATTTCGACTGATTCGCCCCGGCTGTCAGATACTCCGACCCTCCGGTTTTATTGACGCGAGCGTGTAGGCGGTACACGTCCGCCCATTGCTCTGTCTTTTTGTCAATTTTCTGTATGATTATTGGTTTATCGAATACCATTACTCGCCCTCCCTCGTCTGTCTTAACTCCATTTTTAATTGGAGTAACATATCGTCAACAAGTCGACGAGTGTTCCCGGCTACTTTCTCGATAACCCCTCGATTATCATACAAATCGGATATAAATATTAAGGCTAACTCGTTAACCCTCGGGTCGTCGGTCGGATAATCCGAACCGATAGCGCCTCGAAAATAAGCGTCAACCGTAGAAATAGAACGCGATACAATTCTCTTGATTGAGTCGTCCGCGTAATCAATTCCCAAATAATCAAGAGCCTCATCTAATGTCGGCATATCCGCACCTCCTAACCGTTAAGAATAGCCTCAACTATTTCCGCTTTAAGATTAGAGGAAGATAGTCCCGAGATACCCAACTCCTCCGCTACGACTAGTAGTTCCGCCTTAGTCATAGCGTTGAGTTGTTCCTCTGTATAACCTGGTCTCAAGTTATAATTTGATACCTGGGCGTCTATTCCCCCGCTACTACACTTGTATCAATGTAGCCGTTAACGATTGAATCCATGTCTTTAACTCGATAGTCGTCTCTCACGATCGCGCGTAATACTGTCATGTTCTGAGCAAACGCGTTAAATCCTCCGATTGTCGCTACGTCTGAACCTTTAATAGACATGTGCTGTCTGTCGTACTTTCTTACGAAATCGAAAAGATTTCCTACGATAAAAGGTACTTTTGTACCGGTTGACGGCATAATCTTATTTGGTAATACCTTGATAGGTAATACAGTAGTTCCACAACGTAACTGTAACTGAGCCGGATTTGTTGGATCCGGATTAAGAAGATAACGACCGTTCTCGTCCTTGAGCGTGTCAAGGTAATTAAGTCCGTCGTCGTTTGTGTAAATCTTCGCGCCGTGCTTGTAAGCCTGACCGAGTGTCACGTTAAGAGCCTTTTTAATACCGTCGATATCTTTGAGGTCTGTCTGTGTCTTAGTACCGATAAGCGCTAAAACCTTTTTGTTAGTTGTCGCAACGCTCGCCTTTGCTAACCACTCAGCGACGATATTGAGAATATTCGCGTCTGAGTCTGATACGAGGTCATTTGATACCGGCATGAATCCCGCTCTATCCTGGATCGCGTAAGGTAATCTCTCGAACTTAGGAGCGTCGATTTCGTTTGTGATTTCGCCGTTCTCGTCGATATCAACAAATACGTCAACGTCTGTCTTTTTCTGATAAGTTCTTGAGCCTTTGTTAGTTGTTACCGGTACAACGTCAATGTCAACCTCAAGAGAGTAATCAACGTCTTTATAGTGTTCAATCTTAGTTGACACGTCCTCCGGTACCGTGTAACCGCCGTCCTCGTCTACACCCTCAACAAGTCCCTTTTTGATGAATGTCTTAACAGCGCCAACGAACTTTTTAAGCGCTCCCTCGTGTTCCTTAGCGTCTTTCTGCCCCAGGAGTTCCCCCTCTGTAGGTGTGTTCTTCTCCTTAGTCATTTCATTGATACGAGCCTCAGCCTCATACTCTGCTTTTAAAGCGTCCACCTCGTCGAGCAATGCTGTCGCCTTTTCGACGTCCTTGTTTTCTCCATCCGCCATAAAAGATTTAGCCTCGTTTGTTTTAGCCTCGATTTTTGCTAAAAGTTCTCTCATTTTCTTATTCATTTTCTGAATCCTCCTTGTTTAATAATGAATTTTTTGCAAAAATAAAAGACTCCGAACATTTAACTCTCAAGTTAATATCAGCGTCTTTATTCTCTGTGATTGGTGTTTCCGGTTCCTCCGGAGTATTTGTTTCCGGCTCCTCGTCCGGTTTTACTCCGTAGCGTTTGATTGTTCCCGCTCTAGGCTGAGCAGGTACCGCTACGAGTGACAGTTCGTAAGCCTCTTTCGCTCCGTCAATGTGCATGAGACAAGTCTCCATTTTGCCGTCTTTTTCATACGAACGACCCGCCCAATGTCTACAATACGATTTCATATTGTCAGCGCCACAAATTGAGCAAATCAATTTTTTAGCACGACACCCGGTTGATACTTCTTTTTTGATTCCCGCTTTAATTTCCGTAATCAAATCGGCGTTACTGTCTGTCTTAACCATGTAACATTTTGCGATCAATTTACAGAACGGCTCGCCTCCCTTTGTGACTTTTGGCTCTGTAATTAATTCCGTGTCGTAGATTCGAGCGACCTGGTTGTCAGCGGTTCGATAATGGTCTTTAATGACCGTCTTACCGACATACAACTTTTCGAGGTCTTTTAATGCGCTCATTTTGAACGGCTCGCCGTTTCGGTCGTCGAGTTCGTTGTCTCCGATTACAGTCTTAAATACAAATACCTCCTCAGCCTTTAAAGGTGTGAGAGTGAACTTGTTTATCTTTTTTAAGTCCTCCTCAGCTACGTCATGAATCTGAACCGACGCGGACTTGACAAGGACACCGTCCTCAACTTCATGTGTTATATTTTCCATTTTCGGCATTATCGCTCCCCCTTTCTGTTTCATTTTTAATATATTGAGACCCGGCATATTTAACCGGAATACTCGCACCATTTCCGAGTAACTCGTCTCCGCCCTCTTTAGCCTCCAGGTCAAGAAATGCTCTCGCCTCGTTCGGAGTGTAAAGGAACGAATTGACAGCGGTTGACAGACTTGTTATTTGAGTCTGTAAGTCTGCTCGTAAAATAACCGCTACATTAAATTTAAAATGGAGACCGTTTACGATCTCCTCAGCGCTTAGGAGTTTATAAGTCAACTCCTCCTCGTATTGCTTTATGATATAAAGTAATGTATCAACGTAAAATGATAACTGTTGAGCCTCCGCGCTCGCATATGACGATTTAGTGTAATCGCCTATCTGATATGGTTTAATTCCAAATGCTGAGGCGATTTGTAACGCGGTATACTGTTTGACCTCAATAAACTGATTGTCCGCGAGTTTAATGTTGAGAGGTTGTAAGTTCGCTCCTAATGGTATAGGAATGATATTCTCAACCCCCTGGTCTTTTAACTTACCGGTCGCGTAATCCTCGATACCTTTGACGAATGTCTCAACGCTCTCGTCGTTAAGTGAACCGGTATACTGTAACACCGCTTTAGCCGTGAACCCGGTCTCATACATTTTATTGATTAATTTCTGAGCCTTGAGGTTTCCGCCGATAGTGAGTTTTAATTGTTCTTGTACGGATATTCCTTTAATACCGTCGAGAGTGTTCGACCCTTTGAAGTGTAATATCTCCTCCGAACCAAACTTATAGATTTTACCACCTTTAGAGTACATGTAATAAATGTCCGGAATATCGGACAATATACACGCGTCGTCGTACCAAATCTCGACCTCGTTACTCGGTAAAATCCACAATTGAGTTTTTTCTCCGACGCCCTCAATCAATACGTAGGCGTTGCCGTAATGATTTCGATTGTATTCGACAGTACTCCAAAATACTGTTGACGACATGTATTTGTTTGGTCTGTCGTGTAACACCTTATATAAAGGGTGTGACCTCGCGTTGCCTACTCCGTGTCTGTCGTTGTACTGTAACAACTTGAGAGGTAATTTACCGATTGACTCACTGAGTACCTTTAAACATGAGAAATATGTCGCCTCGGACAGATTACTCTCGTTAGTACCACTCAAACCGAGGAAATCGAGTAACTTATTCATTTCGACACTCTCTCGATATGCTGACTTGTTAAACAGTATATTGACAGCCGATTTCATTCTTTTAGCGAAATTCATGAGTCCTTAGTGTCCTCCTTTTCTTTATTATTCCAACCCATAATATCAAGGTATTTCTCAAATTCTGATTTAACATTGACAATCTCTTTCGATTTGTGTTTTAACATTACCGCGTGAGCGTCAATACAAGCGTCGACCGGGTCGATACGCTTAAACCTTGAGCCAGGTTGTTTGTCGACTTTAATCTCGTCGAACGAGTTACGAACTATCGACGCGTTTGTAAAACTCCAGGTCAACAATTCGTTATGTTTATCGTACTCGAGTTTTTCCGACTTAGTTAACAACTGAATGTCGACCGTCGCGTCGTTCAAACTCTTACACGACTGAGGTATTATTATGACCGGACAACCAAACTCCTCCAGGTCTGACAAGATACCGTCCGCGTTATGAGGGTCGATACCTATTCCGTTAAAGGTTAGATTGAATCGGTCTCGTAATTCTTTTAAATGGGAGATTATGAATTTATAATCATTCTTAAAATCCCCGGAACCGCCGGTCACGGTAATGAGTTCCATATTCTCCCATACATCATAAGGAGCGAGGTCGGTTTCGATATGCTCCTCAAGACGTCCTCTCGGCATGAACGAATGAGAATAAAAGTAAAACTTCTCCTCGTTATCGTCCGGAAATTCGAGCGATATAGTCGTCAAGTCGCCACCGCTTGACAAGTCAAGTCCGACCCAACAATTACGACCCTCGAAATCCTTTAATGTTCTGTCTGATCCGCATTTCTGCCACTTCTCAGTATTAATAAATTGGTCGTCCGTATTCTGAACCCACATGTTAAGCGACTTTGTTAAAAAGTCTCTCAACTCCATACCGCCCATATCTCGAGCGGTCTGAGCGTCGGTCTTTAATACTTCGAGTCTCTCTTTATCGATACAAATAAACGGATTCGCCTTAATCCAATTTTTTGGATCCCAAATGTCGTCCTCCGGGTCAAGACAGTAAATATCAATAAAAAAGTCCTCCGCATGGGTTACACCCTGGAGAACTTTAATACAGTAATCGTCCATTTCTTTACAAAACGAGTTTAACTTGTCGCCTCTCGTCGTAATCATTGAGACCAATGTCTCCGGTAATGAACGAGTACCGTTGTATATTGCTTTGTAAATCTTGTTATCTTTATGTTGGTGTAACTCGTCGACCGATGTGTATATTGAACGAAATCCGTCGTCAAGTCCCGCCTCTTTAGACAACGCCTCAATAGTACAATGAGTATTTAACGCCTCGATTGTTGATTTGTAATCCTTGACTTTAAAAAACTCGTTTAAGTCCGGGTCAATGGTAATAAACTTACTCATTTCCTCCCAGGCGAGACGCGCTTGTCGTTTCTTTGTCGCGACTGTGAAAAGTTTACCGTGATTATATCCACCAAACCCGGCGATATAAGTTCCGATAATACCATTTTCAAATGTTTTACCATTCTGTCGAGCGATTGACTTGTATCGTCGACGAAATCGTCTTTTATTATTTGAGACCTTAAACCAACCAAACGTACAACCCAAATCAAAGACCTGGGAGTCAATCAATTTGACCGGTTTAGGCTCGTCGCCCTCGGCAATTGTAAGAGTCTCAGCATACTCGATAATCTCGAGCGCCTTATTTGGATCGTAGTAATAAGGGAACTCTTTAGTCCGCTGTTTTTTAAGGTCGTTTAAATGTCGCTGACAAGCGAGCCGGTGTAGATTTCCGGCTACAACTTTCCCGGTTACGACCTTATGAGCGTACTCTGTAACGCGGTCATATATTGGCGCGTAGCCATTAGCCATTTACCGCGCTCCGTTTTTCAAATTTTGAAAACTTGTTTTGTTTGGTCTCCGTATGATTAGTAGCCGGGACTACTAATTTACAACGGCTCGAAATTGACAAGCCTAAATCATTCGCACTTGCGCGACATTGTTTAAAATACTTGTCCTGGATATTAGACCACTTATCAAAAAGAACCGGGTCAGATTTGACCTCGGTTCGTCTCATTTGCCTAACGGCGTTAATATAGAAATCATTTGCGACGATATAACGCGCGAGCGCGTCGACGTCCGTCTCTCCCATGATTTCAAGTTTTTCTAATTGCTTGACAATCTTGTAAAATTCGTCTTTCTGCTTTTTCGTGAGATATGTCGGAGCGATAATATTATCCGTAACCGGCTTAATCTCTCGCGCTTTGCGTTCTTCAATTTCTGCTTTTGTCAAGTGTTTAGCGCCTCTCGCCTGGACTACGTTTATCGGTAATCTCTGACCCGCCATATTATCGCCTCCTCTCTATTATCCCTCGACGTTAGTTGTAATCAAACTTGATACTATAGTCTTTAATTCCTTGACTTCTTGTTCCAATAATCCAACTTTGTTACAGTAATACCTAACGGTAACATTTCCATCTACTGCGATATGTGTAGTTCCGTTGAAAGTATGCAGTTTCTTAAACGCATTAACTTGTTCGGCGGTTAATGGCTCACGGATTGGCTCATCTAATTCATATACCACTGTACATAGGTAATCTGTATCGCCTGCGTCAAATGGTATTCTTACACATATCTCGTTATAATTATCGCCACCATACGTCATAATCCCAACTTCATCAATGTCCCATGTTTGATCTACTTTTTTTGCTATTGTACAATAAATATTTCCGTTTAGTTTCGCATCGGAT